GTTAAAAGATAAGGGTTTAACACAATGGAAATATAACAATAGCCAAAAAAACTATTGCATAGTTCCAGGTTATAGTGGCGGTCAAGTTGTTATCTTTAAAGAAACACTAGCAACCAACTGGGAGAAGTACATCAAGGCCACGTTTAAGGCTGGCCTGGAAGATACTGGCTACATTATTGATGTTTATAAAAATGGTAAAGGCATCAAGAAAACAAATATAAGAAAAAATAAAGCAGAAAAAAGACTTTCATGGATATACAAAGGCGTGAAATTCTATGCTGATGAATACAAAGATACATTTAATAAAGATAATTTATTAACTAAAGAAAAGGAGGTAGCAGCATGAATTATATTTATGATGCAAATAGTTTTGATACTGCAATCCAGGTTGAAAAATATCCCTGGGGTTTCAGATTAAAAACTAAAAGAAAGTATTGGATTGAAACAACAAAGAATGGAGATAGATCTTGTTTTCAAACTTTAAATCCAAAGACAAATATGTGGTGTGCGGTTAAGAAATCAACATACGAAGCTGTTAAGCTGCTCTACCAGGATGAGAAGGGCCATGTTCAATCACATAGTATTTACAAATATGGAGTGAACAAAAAAGAAATAGAAAACTTCTTATCTGAAATAAATTATGAACTGCTTAACAAGCTGCAGCAAAAACAAATCTGCAAATTAAAAGCGGTTGATAAAGTTATGGAGAATGTAACCTGGAAGATTACAAAAACTGCAGAATATAATCTGTCAGATCCAGGAGATCTAGCAAGAATGAAAGCTGATCACAACTCACCAAAGGAACAGCAAGAAAGAAAAGAACAGGAGAAGATCAAGGGCCACATAGCAGGTGCAATACATGGTGCTTACAATCAATGCTTAACAAAAAACAAACTAAAATAGAAGGTCCAGCAACCCCTAAAAAAATTAAAATTAGGGGTTGCAACAAGTTTAAAAATAACTATATTAATTATATATGATCTTTTTAAGTACATTTAAAAACAAATACATGGAGGAATTAAAACATGGCAACTAAAAATAAAGATTGGTTTGATACTCATTTTGAGGTGATGACCTTTGATGGAAATAAAACTAAAGAAAAAAAATTAAAAGCCACATTAAAAAAAGCAATCATAAAAGATGCTGGAAAATTTCTTAAATCTAATGATGGCAAAAACTATTTAAAATTAAAAACAAATACTGGGAGGAAGTAAATGATAATAGATAGTATAAGATTAATACATAAAGCATTTGAGGATGAACCAGTCCACGTTGCTACTTATATTCCTAGTCCACTGATTAACGAAACAGAAAATTTTGATGAACTTTTTAAAAGAACTCAAAATTTAGATGAGAGTTGGATTAAATTTAGACAAAACTTTTCAATGATGCCAACTGTTGATACGAGATCAACTAGCTGCGGTGATATAATGGTTGTTGTTGATGACAACAATAAAGAAAAATATTTCCAGGTTGCGGCTCAAGGTTTCAAACAAATATCAGATGGAGAGTATGGCAGAATAAGTCAGATCAAAGGAGATGAGTTAGTAAAATATTTCACAATAATTAATAGAGGAGGTACTGCTTAATGATCCGCCTGGATGGTACTTATTATTTGATGCAAGCAAGAAAAGAAAACGCTGGATCTGATGCTCCTAACTGGTGGATCAGAAAAGTTTTTTGGATAAAAAATACAGGTAATGAAAATCACGATTGGAATTTAGTGAATGATAAATTTAGAGAAAGATATGGAACACCTGCTTTATGGTGTTATCCTTTAAATTATTTATATGATCTTTCATTTTATAAAGTTAAATTTAAAGAACTTAAACGAGCAATTTTTATAACAGGAGGCAAGCCTATTCTTGGATCTAAATAGAGAAAGAGAAGGCACAGCCTCGTATAAAGGAGGTTATTAACATGGGTACAAGAGGCAGACCTAAAGGATCAGTTAATATATATAGTCCAGAAGATTTAGAACGTATGAAATTTCTAGGTAAAAAATATAAAAGAAGAAGAAAACAAATTAAAAAAACACAAACTGATATAGCAGAAATAATTGGTATTACGTTCCAGCAAGTCCAAAAATATGAACGAGGAAGAAATGCAATCAGTACATTTAGGATAGAGCCATTGAGAATAGCTTTAAAAATTCCAGCACATAGAGTTGGATATTTAATTAATAAATATAATCCTAAACAAAGGAATATAAAATGACAGAAGAAGATTTAAAAAAATATATATCTGCAAGTAAACCAAAGCCAGAACTGGTAGCCACCAGTATAGGTAATGTATTGAGATATACATTTAAAACTTACAAAGAAATGGATGATTTCTTTTTAAGATGTATGTCAGTATTTAGTAAAACAAATACCAGGACCAAGGCTATAGGAAAAAATCTTTACGTTTGGAAAAGAAATATAGAACCTACAAACGAGCAGCTAAAAAACATCAAGCCAATCCAGGAGGAGAAAAAACATGGCAAGGAATAGGAAGTTTTATACGCAAGAGGAACTGGATTATTTAAAATTTATGGGTAGAAAAATTAGAAGAAGAAGGCAACAGGTTAAGGTTATAAATAGAAAAAATAAAATGCAAACATTAACTTTGATGATGGTTGGTGAAATTATGGAGATCACTTACCAGCAGGTTCAGAAATATGAAAAAGGAATTAATATTTTATCTGCCTTACGAATAAAAAGTATGGCCCAGGCTCTACAAATACCAGGGCAAAGAGTTGGATTTTTAATAAACAAATATAATAAGAAGGGAGAAAGAGCATGGATGCTAGCATAAACAAATACGTGGCCTATTTAAGAACATCAACCAAGAAACAAATGCTGGGCCTGGATGTGCAGAAAGATATTATAAATAAATTTATTAATCAAAGACCTGGATCTACAATTATTCAATCATTTACTGAACAAGAAAGCGGATTTAAAAATGATAGAGAACAACTGGCCCTGGCTATGGATCTTACCAAGAAGGAGGATGCAAGGTTATTAATTTCCACAATGGATAGGCTCACGAGGAAGGCTAGCTTTTATCTACAGCTCCAGGAGCAAGGTGTTAAGTTTACTATTTGCGATATGCCAGAGGCGGATGAAACAGTTATTGGTATCATGGCGGTGCTTGCACAAAGAGAATTAAAAATGATTAGAGAAAGAACCAGGAATGGATTGCAACAAATTAAAAAGAAAATCAAAGAGCATGGAAAATACAGAGTTAAAAATTCCAAAAAATTTATAACCAAGTTAGGCAGTCCTAATGATCTAAAAAAATTGGCCATCCTGGGTGCTAAAGTTAAAATAAAATCTGCTAAAAAATTTGCCAATAATGTTAAACCCATTATTGAAAATATCCAAGAGGTAGGCAAAGTAGATACTCTAAATGGAATAGCTGCTGCTCTAAATGCCAGAGGTATAGCAACCAATAGTAAGGGAAGTAGTAAATGGTATGCCTCAACTGTTAGAAATGTGATGGCTTATGTATAAAAGATCTTATAATGATCTTGATATGTTTATAAAATTATCATATTACAAGAGGAATATATGAAAGTTACAGATGATAAAAGTTATGTTACTTGCTCCAGGCTGCCTATAATTATGGGCCAGGCTCACTCTATGGCTCAAACAAGAAACGAATACTTGCAGGAGATACTATCCAAGCAGGCTGGTACATTTAAAGAGCCACCACTAAATAACTACGCAAAATATACAGATTACTTTGAAGGAATTTTAAGAGATATAACAAAAAAAGAATATGGAAAAGGAAAAGGAAAAGGACACCTTGAATATCTGAATGGTTATAGAACTGAACCCTGGATATCAAAGGATATTCCTCTAGGTGCATCATGTGATGATGCTTTTATTTCCAGAAAACCTACAAAATTTATATCACCATTAAACGAGGAGTTTTCTTTTGAAGGAAAAATTTTATTTGAATACAAAACAACTCAAGTAACTTCTATAGATCTACCTCTATATCAAGGACCTATCCAGGTCATAGGTCAAATGCTTTGTACTGGAATTAGACAAGCAATCATTATGAGATTTAATATTAGAACCTGGCAAATAGAATACTGGCCCATAGTCTTTGATGAAAAAACTGCTGATACTATTAAGGCTGCGGTCATAGACTTCTGGGATCATGTTAAAAATAAAAAATTTTTTCCTGCAGATAGAGATGGTGACTACCAAATTATTTTTAAACAAAGCAAGCCAGTTGAAATAGATCTGAATGGCAACAATCAAATAGGTGTTGCGGTTAATGATTGGAAGGAAGGATCTGAACTTAAAAAAGAAGGACAAAATAAAGTAGATGCAGCCTCCATGATTATTAAGGAGGCTATGGGAGAACATCAAACAGCCAAGTTTACTAACTTCACTATTGAATGGCCGAACAGACACTTTAAAGCACAGCCAGAAAAGGTTGTGGCTGCCAAAGCTGCACATGATACGAGGCAAAAAACAATTAAAATTAAGGAGGCTTTGTAATGATTAAAACAAATGTAACCAAATTGTGGCAAGGCAAATACGTTTCATTGAGAGATTATATTGTTAAACAAGCAATCAACAATGGAGGTATTGAGATAAAGCATAACAATAAAACCATGCAGCTAAAACCAGATGAGTTACAGGATCTCAAACCTAATTCAAAAATGTTTCAATCTAAATTTAAAGGATCTTATAGATTGATTGATATTTTATTTAAACCAGTAACAGAAGATCCCAAACAAGGAAGGTTAATACTATGAAAGATTTAAAAAAATTAGAAACACTAGATGAGGTTATGAGTTTTGCAAAAGCTATATCTAACTCGGCTCTTGTACCTCAAGCTTTTAGAGGTAAGCCTGCAGATATTATGGTGGCAATTACCTGGGGTAAGGAGTTAGGTTTACATCCAGTACAATGCTTACAAAATATTGCAGTAATTAATGGCAAGCCCTCTGTATATGGAGATAGTTTGCTTGCTCTTTGCAGGCAACATAAAGACTTTGAAGATATAAAAGAATATTTAACTGGAGAAGGAGATAAGAAAGCTGCAGTATGTGAGATAAAAAGACTTGGCCAATCCTGGTACAAATCAACTTTCACTGTTGAGCAAGCCAAGTCTGCCAGGCTATGGAATAAAGTTGGTCCTTGGACACAGTACCCAGATCGTATGCTCAAGATGAGAGCCAGAGGATTTGCATTGAGAGATGTATTCGCTGATAAACTTGGAGGTGTTATTTCCGCAGAAGAAGCTAGAGATTTTCCTGTAGAAATTCCCCAATCTCCAGCAAAAAAACTAGAGCAAATGAAACCAATTAATGCGACACCTGTTGATGCAACCATTGAC